CGAATAATCCAGTTGCCATGTGCTACACCTTAACCAAAAAGGCCAGCAAGAGCTGACACGCCGCCAATGCCTTGAGAGAACACGCTCGGCTTGTAATATGGCGTTGAACTCGTGGTCGTTCCGCCATAATTTCCGCCGATGAACCCCATGTACTGGCCCAATTTATTCGCAGGCAAATCCTGCGCGTAGTCGAACCGCTGACGTGCGTCGTCCAGTTCAGATTGGCCCATCAATTGCTTTTCAGCACCAACACCCGCAAGCGCACTAAGATCGGCATAATCATTTTGAGCGTAGTTTCCTGCCATTTGCGCAGCCCCTGTTTGACGATCAAGGCCTTGCTGATACATTTGACTAGCGTAAGGCGCAAAGCTCTCAGTGAGCGCCCTTGTGGCGCTGTCGGCATGTGCGCCGCTGCCATAACGCCCCGCGTTACTAAACTGCGCATTCACGGCGGGCATGATTTTAGATTGCATGTTTTGAAAGACTTGGCCCTGATACGGGTCGGCGTTGTATTCGCCGTTGATCATGCGGGTGTTGAAGCCTTCCGCCGCTTTCATGCCCGCATTGCCTTGCGTGGCACGCGCCACCGTGGCCTGTTGCGCCTGTTGCTGTTCAGGGCTGAATCCTGCAACAGTTGAGCCGGGGAAGAATGAAGGACCGGATTTCTCGTAAAGTTTTTTTGCCTCGCTCAAGCCTTGCGTGATGTAAGGTTTTTGCTCTGCCCATGGCTCCGAGTTATTTGTCGCGGTTTGCGTTGAGGTTTTGCCACCCATATTACAATTCCTTCTCAAGAATAAGGTGAGGGCATTCGTACCCTCTTGATTTCAGTATTTTTGACCATCCGGCCCGCGCTTCATGGCGCATCAAATTGCAGCCTTCGCGCTTGGCCCATGCCTCAAGGTCCGTCATCAAATGAACCCAGCAGGCCATATTTCCGCCGACCATGATCCAGATTGAGCAGTGCTTGCCTTTTGAGGTGTTGCTGATTTGTGTGACGCAAACGGCTTCGGGGATTTCACCCCATGCCAGCCATAATTGCGCGGAACGGTTTTCAATAGCGGCCCACACATCTTCCGGCGTGAAGTATCGGCTTGAATTGGCCGCGTCGTTTATCCAATGCTCAATTTGAGCTTTGACGTAATGAACATGTTCGGGCGGCACATCGACTAGCCGATAATGCTGATCTGAAATTCCCTGTCGGCCTGAGCGTTGTTCGCGTGTGTCAGCGTCCATTGTGCGTTTAGCCTGTTTGCTGTGAGACAATAAAGTGTACCCGCTGCTTTTTCCGCCGCCGCATTGGCCGTCTTGGGATCGAATGAAACAACACTTTGCGGGGAGAGGCGTTCATCCGTCAAAACCGTTGAGGCGGCATTGGCCGTCAATGTCAGTTCAACAACGCATTCCAGTTTGCCGCGTCGAACCTTGAACAACGCGTCCCACAATGCGCGGGCATATGTGGTCACATCGGAAAACGAACTAAACCACCCCGGCGGCGGTAAATGCTGGAATTGCCGAATGGTCACTTCAACAGACTTTCAGCAGTGACAAGCGGCGCTTCTTTTCCCAATGTTTGAAGCAATGATGTTTCATTGGCGCGGCGCAAATCTTCTGCCTGCTTTAATTCAGCAGCACGGGTGGCTATTGCCGCCATGCGCTCGGCAGACACCCCCCACACTGGAAAACCCTTGTCAGAAAGCGCCACGCGCCATTTATCAAATGCCGTGCTGTTAGGTTCATCCAGTGAGATATTGAGGCCCGTTTCCGCATTGAGAAAGCCGTGCCATTCGTCGCTTTTCTTGCCGACCAATGTGGGGAAGTGCGCTTTCAGCAAAGGTTCAATCAGGCGGCGATCCGTTCTAGCGTCCATAGCTGCCCCTTGGGAGTGGTGCCCATGCGGATTGCGTGTATTGCGGATAAAGGTAAGAATTTATGGGCGATGCGGCGTTTGCTTTTGCGGCATCAACTTTGGCAGCATCGGCTTTCGCTTTTTCCCTCTGTTGTTCCAGCAATTGCGGATCAATCAAACCTGAGTTTCCACCACCGCCAAGGCCTGAAAGCAAATTGCCGCTTTCGTCACGGTTTCCGTTGCCCGTGCCGTAGCCATATAGCGGGTGGCCATACTCACGCGCCTTATCAACCGCAAAGCCGCCAAGTTTTGAACCAATCAAGCCACCTACAGGCCCACCCAGCACCCCGCCAATCAAGCCGCCTGCGCCCTTGCCCATTGTTTTGGGAGATATAAACGAACCCTCATCATCGCCAATCAGTGAAGCACGGGAAGGTGGCGTTCCGGCGGGTGCATTCCATGGTTGTCCTGCATCGCCGTACATTCCCGCTCCACTTTGTGGAGGTAGGCCGCTTGTAGGGTCGGGCATGGTTTCCGGCCCACGCTGCATCCCGTCATCGGGGTTGTAATTCGGGCCAAGGTCAGCCGATTGAGAGCCAAACATGCCCGCATCTGCAAGACTGGTTTTGAAGCGGCCTAAGCCCGTATTGATTTTTGCAAGGGACTGCATTCCAGCAGTAGGGCCAGACGGCGGAAAATAGCTTCCCGTGGCTTGGCGCAACATCTGTTTAGGCGGTTGTTGCGGTGCAAAATAAGTGCCTGTCGCGGACCGTAATGGAGCCGCTGCCATTTGCCTTGGGGCGACCGCACCATATACAGGGCCGTCAATCTTGCTGGCAAAGGTTGAACGCTGAGGCCAGTTCACGCCGCGCATATCGGCAGGCTGGCGAAACTTCATCCCTATAACCGTAGGGTCACGGCTTAAGCGGCCAGCTTCCGCAACGATTGAAGTCGGCATCGGGTCGTTGTAAGCGCGAAGCACCTTAATGCCCGTCTCTGGCGTCTTGTAAGCGACCGTTGTATTTTTTGAGGTGGCGCTTGGAGGCTGTTGATATTGGCCGTACCCCGCCGCCGCCCTATCGGCAGCCGAATAAGACAGGCCCTTGCTGTAAACGCTTCCCATAGGGGCGGGTGACTTATTGATAACCGTGTTGCCACCCGTCCATTGCACGCCTGTTCTGGCGGGTTGAGAAGTCTTTCCGCCAAAACTTGTTTTTCCTGAACCGCTCACAGTTGAACTAGACCTGCCGCCGCTGCTGTAACCACTGCCGCTCGATCCCGCAAACTTGGCACCGCTGCTTGTGGTTGATTTGGATGGTGTTGACTTGCTCGTGTAACTTGACGAGGACTTGTTATTAGACCCCGCGCCGCTTTTCCCCGAACCATTTCCGCTTGGCATTATCGTGCCCCCATGCTTGAAAACTTAATATCGTCAACGCCGATTGCGTGTGACCAGACAGAGCTTGCCGGAATGCCGACCTTTGCCCTGTGATAACGTGCATTCACACGTAAATTGCAAAACCCGTTGTCGTTGGCCGTCACCGCCAAACCATAGGTCAAGTCGTCGTGAAGTTTGTCACGATACCCAATCGCCACGCTTGGCCCTGTGAAATCGCCGTGAACCATAGGGCGCAATCCTCGAAGCAATGACTTGCGTCCTTCCGTCAACTGTACATCGCCCGTTTCGATTTCAGCCGCCAAAGCAGCGCCGGAAAAGAAGCCTTGTTCATGGCTGGCGTTAAACCCTGCCAAGCGCAGTTGCGACGTGCCGGAATAGAAGAAACTGTCAAACGTGTAAGGCAGCGCGTCAATCGTTCCGGTCAAGCCGTCAATCGTCAAGCCGTCCTGTCGTGCGCCCGCATAGATCATGTCATGGTCAACAGTGGCACTTGACCATTCGCCCGTTGGCCAGTGATAAATCACCATTTTGTCGGGCTGATTGTTTCCCGTGGAACAAAAGCCTAGAATGTAAAGCTTGTTCACAGGGTCAATAGCGCCTGTGAATTTGCTTACCTCATCAAGGTTGGCATTGTCCTTTAACCAGTTGTCGATTTTTTCGGAACCAATCGGAACCAATTCAGAAGCACCTCGGATCATATAAGGCCCGTCATGGCTTAAGAAAAATGTCAGGTTGTCATATGTGGCAACCGAACGCGATGCGAAGCAGCCCAATGACGCCGAAAGCCTGTCAAATCGGAATATAATTGGCGGGCCTTCAAAGGCCATGCGGTAAATTGCTTTTTCACAGAACACCAAGCCCACATCACCGCCCGCAAAGCCTGTGATATTTCCGCCCTCTGCAATGTCTTGATAATCCGACATGGTAGTAGCGCTTGGCGTCCATGCCGTCACATCATTAATGCCAGACCAGTGCAGGCGATTGTAAGCGTTTTCAACAGCGGCCAGCACTACGAAATCACGCACCACACCGACAAATTGCGCCTGTGGCGGCGAACCTGCCAAGTTCTCAAAATCCGTTGACACGGACATATCGAAGTCTTGAACTTCATCCGCCTGATTGGTGCCGATGATATGGTCACCAAACTGCGCAAATGACCAGAATTTGTCATCCGGCGTTGTGTAAGCGCCCCCTACCGTGCGGGTGACATCGGTCCAAGCCATGCCGCCCGAATCCAGCTTGAAAAGTGCTGTTGCGGTGCCGGACATGTTAAACGTCTGTGGAGCCGTTTGACGCCTGCACGTAATCGCCCCCACCACCCGTGCCGCAAGAGCCGACGCTTCCGCCACAAACGCATTGAAGGGCTTGAACCCGCGACTAGACGGCACAACGTTATTTGCAACAGTTGCAGCTCCACTTTGGAAGGCCGCAATGTCGGGAAGCCATGGGCCAAAAGGTTGCATTAAACCCCCGAAACAATATCAAATGTTTCCAACGAAACAGGCATTGCATTTGCCCGCATAAGGCGGTTGGGCCTGCGTCTGCGGTTTTCTTCTTCGACGCTATCAAGCGCCTGTCGTTCCATGGCAGCAAAGCGCAAGGCCATACCGTCCTCGTGAAGAATATCAGCAGCGAGGCGGCGCTTGGCAGATTGCCGGATCAATTCCTCTGCAAAATTCAGCCAATCATTCGTGTCACCATCCGCGCTTAATTCTGTGAAGCGCTTGGAATAGGTCACGTCAATTGATTGCACCGCATCGGGAATGGGATAGAGACGAATTTGACCGCCCCTCAGTGTGTAAGCATAAGGCGAACCCGTCACAGAACCCGTTTGAAGTGCTTCGATTGCTTCCGGTTCATAGCCCGTCAAAGCACATGAATTTGTGGCTGACTTGATCGTGAAAATCTCAACCATGTTGGGAATGTCGGCAAGATCAGCGGTTGTGTAGTATTCCTGCCCTATGACGGTGTTGAATGAGCCTTTGCTCTGGGTAAACCAAAAGTTCTTACGTTCATACTGGCGGAT